TTAGTTTTTTCATTATTTTTCTTAAGGCACCTTAATTATAACAGAAAATATGATAAAAACTTAAGAAAATTCAGGACTTGATTTAATATTTAGGATACAACAAAATGTTGTATTCTTTTTTTGCAAAAGAATACCAAAGAAAAAAATAAAAAACGTTGATTTAACAACGTTTTAGAAAGGAATGTAAAAGAATACAAAAGAATAATGGAGCCGGTGGGAGTTACGTAAATATTGTTAAAACAGTGCATTGCTAATTTTATAACTCCTTTTACAGCTCTTTTTTAGAGCAAACAAAAAAGACCGCCAGCAAGCGCCAGCGGTTCAAGTGTAATTAAATTTTGAATTTCTTTCTATTTTGATTTTGTTATTATTCTGAAACTGTAATCAAGCCGTCTGGCTCAGTTGTGAATGCTGGTTCTGTATGAAGTTCACCGTTTGCTTTCAAATAATACCAACCGTCACCCGATTTGACGAACTGCTTAGACAACATATATCCGTCTTTATCATCAAGATAATACCAGGTTTCTCGATACTTGACCCAGCCTTTGACCATGCCACCGTCATTATCGAAGTAATACCAGCGATGGTTGATGAATACCCAACCAGTTACGGTCGCACCACGCTTATCGAGGTAGAACCAGTATTTGCCATCGAAGAACCATTTATTAATTAGGCAATAACCCTTGTCGTCAAATCTGAACCACTCTCCGTTGATCTGTTTCCAATCGTTTGTCGGATAAGAGCCATCTGACTCTTCCCACCACCATCCATAAGCATCTTGACGCCAACCAGCTTCAGTAGAAATACCACCTTCAATATCCTTCTTGAACTGTTCACGACTGATACCCCATTTGGCGAGGTAAGGGTATGGATCCACATGGTCAGAGTAGTTTCGAGGTTGATTGTATGTACAATATTGATGTGTCTTGATTCCTGCTAGACTGTCAGAATCCAGCGTTTTAGGAATCCCTGCTTCATCTGCAAGGTCACGCAACAATTGGACGTAAAGCCTGTAATCACGCATGAATTCTTCTTTGGTGCTATGGCTTTCAATAAGTTCAACTTGTCCGTATCCTTCAACGTTCCAGCCACCTCCTACGTCATAGGCTCCCATGTCTGTGTACCATGTCTGCATCACACGGCCGTTACCTACAACGTGCGAGAAAAAGCCTGAATCAACAGGACGGCGCATATGATAATCAGCCTCGTTTTGAGCTGTTGAGTTTGCGTTACCAGTTGAGTGAGCATGAACCTGTCTGTAAGGTTGTTCCCCAACCTGTGGTAAGTCTGTTCTTAATCTGCTTGTATCAATATCCATTTTTATTTTCCTTTCTTATTATGGTAAAACGCCAGGCCAAGGCTCACTAGTCAAGTAAGAGATTGAGCTTACACGGATATCTCCGATGTCACGGTCTGTTGGTACTGGGTCAGTGAACTGGAAACGTAACATGTTACTGTCTCCATAGCCTCCTAAGTACCATGTGCCATAAGGTACACCTTTATCATTGTAAATCCCGCCAATCAAGCTAGACTCTGACCTGAAACCTAGAGGGACTCCACTCAATCCTAAGATGTAGCAATTTCTTTCTCTGTCGCTACCTTGTGCCTCGTATCCTGCGCCACCTCTACGAATGACACCGAACCAACCCCAAGAAAGCCCACCGAATTGATACATAACAGTGTCATTTTTCCTGCGTACCTTTAAAAATGAGCTACCTAGTTTAGAACGGATGTTTAAAGTTCTCCAACCTGTGTCGCCTGTGAGGACCTCCCAGCCCTGATTACCAGTGCCTGAGCGTTTAATCCATTTGAGAGCGCCATTTGTTGCATTGGTATCGACATAAGTCGTACCTACTGGAGCTTCAACCTTGCCATTAGGCATACCAGTTCCGTGAATTTCATACTGATTTGCTTGGTTGTTTGGACTAGTCGAAGTTGGTAGATTAACACTTCCGCCACCATCAGATAAGATGAGTGTATTCCCTGATAAAGTCAATTTCTGAGGAATGCCTACACCATCACGACCATTTTCTCCTTTAGGCCCTGTAAGTCCGATAGGACCTTGAGGACCGACTGGACCAGCAGGTCCTTGTTCCCCACGCTCGCCTTTTGGTCCAGTTTGACCGTCTTGACCTCTTTCGCCTTGCAAACCTTGAGGACCTATAGGACCAATGTCTCCTTTCGGTCCAGGTTGTCCATCTTGTCCACGTTCTCCCTGGATACCTTGAGGACCAACAGGACCAGTTAAACCTTGAATTCCTTGTGGGCCTTGGATTCCAGTCTCCCCTCGTTCGCCAGGAGGACCTTGAGGTCCAGGAGTTAGAGTGATTGTTTTCAACTCTTCCTTGGTAGCAAAATTGCTTGTATCAATTTCAGGTTTATTTTCTAAAGCTGCTAAACGTTTAACGATTTCTGAATCATCGTAAGCATCACTGCCAATATGAACAGTCTTGAGAATTTCTTCTAATTCTGTCCTGGTAACAATGCTATCGATGTCTACGATGCGTCCTGTTTTCTGTTCGATGATAGGCGCATTCTTAGACTTATCAAGTTCACTAACTCGTACATTGAACCTAAAGCTGTACACGTCAGCAGATTTTTCCACTTCTTCAAAGTAGATGTATCCTACCACAGGCTCGTCCATTGTGATCAACGATACATCAAATTTAACAGTAAAGGTATTGTCTTCGATTGTCGCATCAACTGTTGAATATCGTTTAGATTTCTTGAAATAGAATAAACAAATTACCTTGTTAGCGGATAGATTGTCAAGAGTGAATTTGAATTCAGCGATGTTCTTATCCATACTGAAGAATTCTTGATAAAGCATATCAACATCTCTATTATTTGATGTGATTTCAAGCTTTTTTTCGATGGTTTTCTTCAAATCTTGCTCCTTTCTTTAATATTAAAAAGAGAACCTTTTCAGGTTCTCTTGATTTATTTTTCAGACCAAGCGTCATTCATCTGCTTGACTGCTGACTCAACGAATGTATCGAGATCACTATCAGTCATGTTGATATTGTACTTTCTAAGTTCTGCTCGGATTTTTGCTCGTGCTTGTTCCAACTTTTCCTCTCCCTTGTAGCCAGTTTCTGTGGACACTTGCTCAACTGCATTAACTGCATTCTTAGCCAAGATTTCAACAATCTTGATTGTTTTCTCTCCACCCTTTTGGATCAGATATTCTTTAACAGCTTTAACTGAGATACCTACAAGGATAACTAGAATGCTGATAGCTCCATTAATTAAAATTTCATTGATCTGTTGCATCGTCTTCTTTCTCCTTTACTTCGACTTCAATTTTGTCTTTTTGGTCAATATTGACCAATAACTGACCTATCTTACGAGCATTATCTTTCTTGATTTGATTGATATACGGTTTCAGGAACTCTGGAAATGCTAGTCCTATCATCTCCCAATTTTCAATCACTGAAAACAGATAATTGAAAGAGAAAAACATAGTCCACGCTATACCAAAACTACGAAAACCCAATGAACGTGCATACATAGCTACAAGCAAGATGACGACAAATACAATGAAGTGTCTGATTAAGCCCATTGTGCCTACCTTGCTATCAAAACGCTTAGTCTTAAAGGCCTTGATGTAGCCTGTTGCAATATCTAATACCATCAACCAAAAAAAGAAGTGGATATACGGACTATATGATAGATTTTTTAAATGTTCTGCTAGTTCGTGAAATGCTAAATCTTGCATAAACACCTCCTTGTTATTGAACAGGTTGTGTTTCTAGTTCAGATTTAGGTGCTTGCCATTTCCAAACTGCAAGGATTCCATTTTGAGATGGTGAACCTTCTAGCTGTTGAAGTGATTCGCCTTGGTAGATGAATTGTTGGTTAGTTTGAATAAGGATTCGTTTGCCTTCCCCGTTCAATTCAACATGCCCTGGGTCTTCGATTGCAAACATTGAACCAGGAGCATAGCTCTCGCCAGTTTTAACAAGAGGGAATAGCTCAACGAGTTCCTTGTATGTAGTACCATAAGCGATTTTCTCACCCATAATGGAATCTTGAGCCATAACACGAACTACCTTATTGATTTTCTCAGTAATTTCAAGTAGTTGGTTCTGTTTGATTTCAGTCTGAGTGAGCTTTTGTTCAGCTTGCTCGATTTTAGATTGGGCTTGAACGATTGCTGAACCTGGGTCTAGTTCAGCTTTAAGGATGTCAAGGACCGCTTGGATAAGCGTTTCTTCATTATCTTGAGTGCGGTCTCCGACCAGTTCGCGTTGATTGGTGCTGTAACGATTTCCGTCTTGCAAGCGAATTTCTACAACAGTTGTAGTTTTGTCTCCAAAACCACGAATATAAGGTTTAGTTGCTAGGGTGTAGTTGTTGATTGCCATTTATCATTTGTCCTTTCACTTGTTCAAATTTAGTTTTAAGTTCTTCATCTGATTCGATGATTTTATTGATTTGTTCGAGTTCTAAAGCCGTAGTTGTGTATAGAGCCTCGAATGTTGCTGATTTAGTAGCTTCTTGACTTAACTTCTCTGATAGAGAGTTTACTACTAGACGACTGATTTGTTGGTCTTGTTCGTTCATGTTATTTGTTCTAACCTTTCAACTTTTTGATTTAATTCTTGAATCGACTTAATGAGATAAGGCACGAATGCGGTATAGTCAATGTGCAAGAAATCATCTTCATTCTCTGGATTTCTTGAAATCGCTTGTGGAATGACTTTCTCGACTTCTTGAGCGATAAGTCCGACTTTCTCATGTTTCTTGTCTTTGATGAAGTCAAACTCAACCATATTAAGTTTGTTGATAGCATCAAGTGCATTGATGGTTGCTGGTGCGATGTTTTCTTTTAATCGCTTATCAGATGCCTTGTCGATCCAATATTTGACACTTCCACTTCCGACCTGGTTCCACCAAACGACTGCATTTTTACCACCTTTAGGATTTCCACCATCACCAAGAATCTCCTTATTGGTCATGTGAAGGTCTGAGTAAAACGTGTTTCCCCCGTAAAAATTGACAGAACTACTAGCTGAGAAGTCGGTTTTTTTATAAAAGTTTGCTGCGCCTCTACAATTCATCTCGCCAGAGTTCGTAACATACCAAGCGTTATCACCAGGTTTACCCCAGTCATTACCCCAATTTACCCAAAGACACGTTTGATTTACTCGCCATCCACCGTCTGACATACCTACTCTGAAACTGTTTGAGCCAGTCAGCCAGAAGGTCGTTGAGTCTTTATCGTGAGTACCGATTTGGAACCCTCCGATTTTGCCTTTGTACCCTTCAAGTAAGGTAGCAGAAACTACTACTGAACGTAGCTTATTGATGAATGCAGTTTTAGCAGCTAACGTATCCGTGAACACATCACTAGCTACAAGTTTCTTCGCTAGAGCAGTATCAAATATCAACTTATCTGCTGCAATCGAATTTGAGCGAATGATATCAGTGTTCAGAGTTCCTATTCTGGCATCACCGACAAACAAACGCTTGAAATAACCGTCTATCGCTGTGATTTCATCTAGAAGAGTCTTCCCTTTGAGGCGGATTTTAGCAGCTTCAATCAAGATATTGTTAGCGTTCGTATTGATTTGTGAAGCGATTGCTCCAGCGTTAGTCAAGGTCTGTATTGCGTACGAATCAAAGAGTTGTGACACCTTTGTTTGAGTTACAAGGTCTTGTGCCGATGTATCATCCTTGAAATCTTGCGGAGGTGTTTCACCACGAATAAGCGATACTTTACCAATGGCAACCGTACCGTTTTTCAACAACCATATTTCAAGAGGAAAATCTCTTGTCTTGGTTGTTGATTTCTGAACAGTCATCGTACCTGTGATAATTTGTATGCCTGTCTTTGTTAACGTAACTCTGTCAGATGCTAGTCCACCGTCAGAAGCCCATAACTCAATTCCAAGCTGTTCATCTGGCAATACATCAACCCAGACCTCCATGCGATAGCTAAGCTTCTCACCCTGTCTAAAAGTAGATGTAGTAAGAGGTAATGCAAACCCATGATATACAGGTTGATTTTTACCAACATTAGTAATTCTTAGCAACTTAGTGCCAGCTTGAACCTCGATAACATTCGCTTCTGCTTGTTTTTTAGTCCACTTGCTGAAATTTGTTGGGTCAAATACAAGATTTGAATTATCTTCAACATACTTCTTGACTTCCGTTTGAAAGATTTGGTTAGTCATTACCATGCGAGAAATATTATCTGCGATGCCGTTCTGAGTACTTCCGAAAATACGCTCATAGAGTTGAGCGGTTTCTTTTACACGTTGAAATTCGGTTTGGTCTACTTTTTTAGAAATAAAAAATTGAAGTTCTCCTGATGTTACAAATTTTTGGTTTGTTTCTTCTTTGAATTGCTCAAAATTTTTATTTCTTAATTCTGTAATTTCCTTGATTTGTTCGACTAATTCAGCACTTGTACCAGCTTTTCTTAAGGCCTCTTCAGCCTTATTCTTTGCTTCTTCGAATCCTGCTGGACTAAACTCGTGAAATCGTCTGTCGATTTCATCGGACAAAGCACGCTTGTTTTCTTCTGCTTTTGCTTTAGCAGCATTGACTTCATCTTCAAACTGATTTTTGATTTCTTCAACTTTACGATCAAAAGCTAAATCAGCATTTTGGATTTCTTTAGCTAGTTTTGCTTCAAAGATTCCATCTAAGTGTTGAGTTTCATTTTTGACTGCATCACTAACTACATTACCGATCGCGTTTGCTAGACTAGACTTAAATTCACCAAAACCAATAGACTTCAATTTCTTAGCCATTGGTGAGTAGTTGTATTTAGTTATTTTCTTCCTTACATCCAGATCGTAGTATTCGTAGTAGACACCCACAACATCAAATATCTGGACGGGCACATCACTCTGACCGATGACATCAATCTCTATGCTATCTTCTAGCATATCGCACAAAGTTGTTCTGAAATATTGTTTACCATATTCTCTAAGGCTTGCTTCATCCTTGACATCTTGGTCATTGACTTCTACAACATCCTCGTAAATCTGACTGTATTTGTTAATCAATGGACTATCAACTACAACTGCAATTTTATGTTCATCATTATTTTCGCTTGAACTCTTAATTGTTTTTTTAAAAGTGATTCTAGTTTTTAATGATTTGGTTGATATCTTCTGTTTGTAGCTTGAAAGATTTTTTTTGTACATGAAAAGCGATTCATTTTCTGAACCGCCATTTTTTAAAAGCCGTACTTGGTATCCATGACGGACTAAATCTCCGCCCCATTGTCCCAAAATTGAGTGCTTATCTTTTGTAAGTGCAGCCATTGCATTAATGCTATCAGTATTAAAAGTATGGCGATCATCAATATCAGAAAAAAAAGAAAATGGATTTTCTCTAGTCATGCTTCCAGCAAATTGACTCAAAGCAGTTGAACCTGATACACGATCAAGAGCAAGTGAACCAATCACATAATTATTTAGTAGAGTCATGACCTGGTTAGCATAGACTTGAATATATCCATGGTGTTTTTCAACCTCGAAAATCACAAAGTCTTGCTCGCCATGTAAATCATCAGATGTCAGGAATGTTTCCTCTCTTAATCTCTGCCATAAGATGTTGTTGGTTGGAAATCGAAATGTTAATTGATAGGTGCTATTTGCTTCTTGTGTGATGTTATCATCATATGCTGCATTAAGAGATATGTTTCCATCTGATAAATAAATCAAATTTTGTACCTCCAATTCGGTCTAATCGTCAACTTACGAACATTTCCACTATACGTGATACCTGTTCTACCAGTAGGAATTTCTAAGAAGCTACCTCGTTTTCTAAGAGTATTTTGTATAGAACCTGTCGCATTATAGATATTTTGTTTTCCTTGTCGGCAGTCTATTGTTGCCTTATTTTTTAGAGTAAGATACATTGTTTTGTTACCAACAGTAATTGAAACATCTCCATCTCCTTCTAATTCAATGATAGGTTCAGAATAGACTGTACCAGGATTCGTGATTGTTCCAGGAGCAGTAAATACTTCTGGATTCACATTTTTTTGATACCTGAACGGCTGCATCGTCAACTTAATAGAGAGTTCCCATGCGTGATTTCCATCAGGTTTATAAGTTGATGTCAGGAAGTTTGCATAAAACACTGAGTCAGGATGATAACTAAATTCAAGGATATTATCATTCGGTTGAAATTTATCAACAATAACTGAAATATCGATTAATTTTTTAATGTAGAACTTAAATGTTCTTTCATAACTCTCATATGAACCATCTAGTATCCGATACGAGCCATTTACTCCATGAAGAGAAGCTACTTCCCCTCTTGGTTTTGCTCCTGATACTTCACCGAAATCAGTCACAGTACAATCTTTGATGGTAGATGTATTAAATCCATTGATAATCATAAAATCCATTAAATACCCTCCCTTGCAAAGAATGTGCCTTGTCTTTGATAGCTGTGCCATGAAATTTTCTCACCGTCTAGATAAGTATCTGTTGGTTTTTCAAGGATAGCAGTAAGGATATCTTCCATACTTGCTCTCAGAATCGCTATCTCAGACACTGTTTTATCCTCTTTTACTTCAAGCTGAGCAGATGGCATAGATAGCTGTGCTTCAAGATTCTTTGAAACAGATGAAGTCGAATTAAGATCTAGATTATCTCCTGAAAAAACATCAGAAATCTCTCCAGCTACACCATTGACTGTTTTCTTGACATCCTTGAATCGGTCTTTTAACCCACCATCTAAGCCTTGCATAATTGCATTACCAGCTGGAATAAGTAACTTACGGTCATATTCAATCGGTCCTTTGTGGTCACGAATCCAACTAGCGATTCCACCTACAAAGTCAGTTACAGAAGACCACATAGATTGCAAACCGTTCAAGAAACCTTGTAAAATTGCCTTCCCAGCTCCATATAGATCGATATTCCATAATTGGTTGAAGAATCCAGTAACACTTGATACAAGTGCTGAAACTCCACTACTCATTAAATTCCAAGCGTTTTGTGCACCATTTACAATTCCGTCAATTAGACCAAGAACCAAAGATTTGAGAGATTCCCATGCAGAGCTTGCAACAGAAGAAATTGTATTCCATGTATTAGATAAAATTTGAGCGAATCCATTAAATATAATTTGTGCATTTGTTACAATCCCATTCCAAATTGTATCTCCAACTCCCTTGATTGTTTCCCAAGCGCCTGACCAGTCACCTGTAATAATCTGCATGACTGCTTTAATAATTCCTTGAATAACATCAATAACTGTTTGAATGCTATTTTTGATTAATTCCCAGGCAGTTATAACTATTGTACAAATATTATTCCAAGTTGCTTCGATAAATGGCCCAAAAGCATTCATATATGTCTCAATAATGACTTGGATCACTGACATAATCGTCTGAATATATGATTGAATCGCACCCCAATATGTTTGAAAAACTTGCTGAATAAGTGATTGATTCTCATCAAAAAATTGATAAAAATCATTCCATATTGATTTAATAAAATCAACAACTGCTTGAATGATTGGAGTTACAAACTCTACCATAGCATTCCATGCAGTGGTTGCAGCTGTGACCATATTATTCCAAACTTCTGTTAGTGTTGGTGCAATTGATTCCCATAAATTAGATAACCACGACATGAAATCTTGCAAGAGTGCTTTACCTGTTTCTGTCTGTGTGAAGAACCAAGCTAGTGCAGCAACTGCAGCTGCAATCCATCCTACAATAGGTATTGCTGAAATAGCAGCTGTAGCTGATGCTGCAAACCCTGTAATAGCTGTTTGAATGATTGCAAATATCCCTGGTATTCCTCCTAGACTAGCCATGAATGTCGCAAATTCGACTACTGGTATTCCGACACCTAATGCAACTATTGCTGTTTTAAGTAAATCCGCTGCTGCTTGATTTTCTTTAAAGAAGCTTGTTATATCTTTAATGAATGATGAAACACTCTTTAAAGCAGATGAGAGTAACTCAAAAGCTGTGCCAAGAAGATTTACACCCTGTTCACCACTTTCGATACCTAAAAGCTCACTGACAAATTCTCCTGCTATTCCTAAAATATCTCCGATTGCAGAACCAATATTGACAAAAGTTTCACGGATATTTTCTGCAATATTAACTATTTGGGTTGCAGCTCCTTCAGAGAATCCAAGAGCTTCTAAAATGTCAATATTGTCTTCCCTATTCAAGGATCCAAAAATCATATCAAAAAATGTTTGAAAGATTCCTACTACCCTCGATAGTTGACCGTTTACTGCATTTCCGATAGATTCACCAAAAATATGAGATACAACATCACTTATTCCTTCTGATAATAAAACTCCAAGTCCTGAAAATATATTCCCTAACATCGGTAAGAAATTATTAAACAGAAATGTTGATGTTGTATCAAGTAAAGCTCTAAGAGATGGTAGAATGTTTTCTCCAATAGCAATCTTTCCGAGAACGTTTTGAGCAGCTGCTTTCATAGATTCAAATGAGCCACTAAAAGTAGATGCTGCTTCTTTTGCTGTTGTTCCTGTAATATCCAAATTCTCTTGGATAGCGTGGATTGCTTGATAAACATCTGACAAGTTGTTAATGTCATACTTAACACCAGTCAGCTTTTCTGCATCAGCCAAGAGACGTTGCATTTCTTGTTTTGTACCACCATAGCCAAGTTTGAGGTTATCGAGCATGGTATAGTTTTGCTTAGCAAACCCTTGATAAGCAACCTGAATGCTATCCATAGATGTACCCATTTTGTTAGCATTATCTGACATATCAATCATGGCCATATTTGCGATATCTGCTGCCTTATCAGTGTCTCCACCTAGAGATTGTAATAGACTTGCTGAGAAGCCTGTCACGTTCTCCATATAAGCATTTGCTGAAAGCCCAGTAGTTTTGTATGCTTCATTGGCAAAACCTTTAACTTTATCAGCGGAATCTTTGAATAGAGTTTCAATCCCGCCAAGAGATTGTTGAAGAGCTGCACCTTCACTTAATGCTGCACCAATTGCTTTACCAATTCCAGCAGCTACAACTACTGCTTTTAGAGCACCAACCATTTTAGAACCGAGGGATTCACCTGCACTAACACCAGCTGAAGCAACTTCACCACCCATTTCCTTCTGAATCATTCCACTAATTCCCTTTGCGGATGGAATGATCTGTACATAGGCTTTACCTAATTCTGTTGCCAATTATTCCTCACCTCCCATTTTAGTTAGTAATTTTTTACGATAATTTTCAAAGTCCTCACCAGATTTAAATACAAGATAGTCTTTTTCGTCTTTTTCGTCTCTTTTAGTCAGTTGATCTACAATTGAGTTTGGACGATTTGCTCCTTTTTGCCCATCTTTAGTTTGTAACCACAAAGAAAGAGATAATCTATCTACCATACTTGCAAAAAGCAATGTATCTAATGATACAACCTGATTTGAGATGATCTTTTTAATCCTAGAATCATCTCTTAACCCATATGCAAAAACAGCTACCTGTAGTAGAGGTAGCTGTCTATAGTCGTATATCCGATAAGTTTCTGCAAGGTCACAGATAAGAGCATCTTCATCTTGTCTTATCATCTGTGCAAGGACTACGATTTTTTTACTTCACGAATAGTCTCAAATACTGATTTCAATTCTTCTGAAATCTTTTCAGTTGGGATAATACCATCTTCTTCTCGAAGATGATCTTTGAAAGCCTTAGCTTGTTCGTCTCCAAAAAGAAGTTTAAGTACTTTAGGGAAAGCTTGACCATTCCCTTCATCTACTTCCCCAATCAATTCGAGAAGTTCATAGTTGTTTAAACGTCGCTCGCTGATTTCAAATTTGAAACCAGACGGTGTTTTTCCTTTTACTGTTTTAGCCATATATTATGCTCCTTGAATGTATTCGTAGTGGTTGTTTCCTTGATCATCAGGCAAAGCTGTAATTGTCAATTCATATCCAACTGGCTCACCGTCTTTATACCCAATTTCACCAATCTCACTAACTTTACCACGAGGGATGACGATACGCTTCACAGAACCATTCTTCAAGATCATATCAATAACAAGAATATGCTCAGGTAATTCGCTAGCATTTACTTTAACTGTAATACCAGTTTCAAGTGTTCCAGTTACATTAGCTTCACCATAAACTTCTTTTAATACATCAATGTTCAAGCCTTCAATCAATTTGAATTTGAATGTATCTTTTTTATCTGTTTGAGATGAAAGAACTGTCTGACCTCCCCACGCTTTGACTTCTTCACTCTCTGGTGAGTTTTCGTTCGTCAAGCCATCTTCAGAAATATATCCTAATGTTTTAAAAGCTGCATTGAGAGTATCTTTTGCATTTGTAGGGAGAGTTGTTCCTAATACTGCACTAGATACTGCTCCACCAACGTTAGGTTTAGCAGCGGTTACGTTTGCGGATGATGGTTTATTCATTTGTCTTACTCCTGTTTCTTCTGTTTGTGGACTCATTCCATTCTCCTTTAATTAAAAATAATTTAAATCATATACCGCTTGATAACGATATTGTTTCGTGTCGGTATCTGTAAAATTGTAATCACTATTATGATGAACACCACTGATTTCATTTACTGTGATTATGTTTTCAATTGTATTTTTTACAATTTCATTTAATTCAGCAGCTTTTTGAAGCGATGGTGCGTAACTTTGAAAAGCAAAAGTGGCAGAGTGAACATAATTGTTCCCTCCACCTCCAGTTTTTTGAATGATTACAAATGTATCAGGCATGTTAATGTCATGCTCAAAATAAGTCGGAACATCTAATTGTTCATCTAAATATTTTTTTACAATTTTTTCAATCATCTTAAAGCCTTTAACAATGTATTATCTTTAGCATTTTTCTTTCTGCTTTTGATGTTTGTTGTGCTAATTGTGGCATTTGCACGCTTTTGACCAGGTGATACAGTCAATTCAAAACCATCTCCAGCACAGTCTGCAACTTCCTTCCCTTTTTCTCTCAAGAGATTCTGCATTTCAGCAGAACGAAGAAGTGCTGACACTCCAGATGAATTTAATTCGAATTTCATTTTACTCATAAGTCTCGACCATAACTTTCTTATTCCAGTCTAATGGCATCATTGCTTCGATACCTTCTAGAGGTATGCCAATCGTGCGCCATTTACGTCCAAAGAAACGAACTTCACGGTCTTTCCATTCGTTCTGATCACCTTTTGGGATACCTAGAGTATAAGCAGCCTTTTTCCCCGTCAAATTAAGCTGATTTGTGATATCTTCAGTTGAAGCTGGAACAACCAGGACATTATCTATTTGAATTTCTGAATTTTCATAAATAGTATGTCCGAAGTCATCTTTACCTGACTTGGTTTTTCCAATCAAAGTTACAGTAATTCCTTTAATCCGTCCCATAAATATCAATCACCCCATATCTTTGTTTCTTAAGACCGAGACGTTTCAATTCTGAGTCTTTAATAAAGAGACCTCCACCAGGAACTAGATAAGAGCCACTCACTGAATAGCCTAGGGCACTCTCAGAAAATTGAGTCATCGGCTCCTGGTTGGTCGAGGTCATCAAGGTACGGGCTACTACATCTACCGTAACAGACTTGACTACTGAAGCAAATGATGGGTCAGTTGACACCAACCCATCTAAATCTTTACCAACTTTTTTAGCTTCAACACGAAGAGAATGAGAAACAACTTCCAACAGTGCTTCGGCTCGTTCTTTCTCATCGAATTTCAATGTTCGCCACAATGTTTGAACATCTTCTACTGTTGCAAAGTTTTCCATTTCTACCTCCAGCCAAGCGACTACTGAGCTTCAGTGTCAGCTTGTTCAATAAGCGAAATCAATTCAGATTTTGTGGCGCGGTTATCATAAGTAATACTTTTTTCATCAAGGATTTCTTTCAACGCTGCGTTAGTCAATGAGTCCAAGGGCTTGTATTCTCCAATCGGAACCCAATCACCTCCACTAATTGCATTTTCAGTAACGATAGTAGTTCCTGTTTTTACATTAATGTATTCCATATACTACCCCGCTTTCACAACACGAGCAAAGCTATTTTTGTCCAAAATTCCCCATCCGAGATAGATTTCTGAACGAAGATATACTTGATTATAACCTTTCAAGTCTTTTCCAGAATTGTCTGGATCACCATATTGAATGACTTCTAGTGGAATCTGCTTAGCATATCCCCATTTAACCATGTTAGCAAAGTCACCAACAATAGCAACATCCTTGTTGGTTCCAACATTAAGACCAACTGTAGTATTCACATCTACAGGTAGACCATTGATGGCCCCTGGATTTGCTCCCCATGCCAATTCAGGGTATAGGCGCTCATTAGCTGAGTTCTTCATACTAGCTAGTGCACTTGCAAATGCAGTGTCAATAGCCATACCGCTAACGATATTATCAGCTCCTTGAATCATTTTAACTGCATCTTCAACATTA